AGGAAGTTTTATGACTTATCATATAATCTACAAAACAACAAATATTAAAAACAACAAATATTATTATGGTGTCCATTCTACAGAAAAATTAGAAGATGGATATCTTGGTTCTGGTAATGGTTTAAAAAATGATATTAAAAAATATGGAATTGAAAATTTCAAAAAAGAAATAATAGCATTTTTTAATGATAGAAATGAAGCTTTAATATTTGAAGCGAATTTAGTTTCAAAAGAATTAATTAACGATCCTATGTGTTATAATTCCACTATAGGAGGCGGCGCTCCACCAATTAGGACTGGAAAAATTTCACCTTCTAATTTATTAATAGGTGAAAACAGAACAAAAAAACAAAAAGAAGCCGCTAAAAAACATTCTGAAAAAATGAAAGAAAAAATTCCTTGGAATAAAGGAACAAAGGGAAAACAAAAAGCTTGGAACAAAGGTGTATCTAATCCTACATTAAAAGATATAGCTTCTATAGAAAGAATATGTCCACATTGTAATAGAATAGGAAAAGGTTCTAGTATGTTAAGGTGGCATTTTGATAATTGTAAAATGAGAGCATAATGGATACAGTAAGCATTGAGAAGATTAACGAAGTCTATAATAAAATTCATTGCGATCCATCTATCGCATATGAACTCAATGATTATTTCACATTTGATGTTCCAGGCGCTAAGTTTATGCCTGCATATAAAAATAAATTTTGGGATGGCAAGGTTAGATTATTTCAGTTAATGACTGGATACCTTTACGCTGGCCTTAATGGTTATGTTGAAGAATTTTGTAGATCAAGAAATTATGTCGTTGACTATATCAGCGAATTTGCTTCCACTGAATTTTCAGTAACAGAAGCCAACCAATTTATTAGTAAATTAAATCTTCCAGAAAAATATATACCTAGAGATTATCAGCTCGAAGCTTTTGTATATGCAGTTCGTAATCGTAGAGCTGTATTATTATCACCAACTGCTTCTGGTAAATCTTTTATCATTTATCTCCTTATGAGATATTATAGTGTTAAAACACTTATCATTGTACCAACCACTTCTTTGGTTAGTCAACTATATTCTGATTTTGCAGATTATGGATTTCAATCTGACATTTTCTGTCATAGAATTTATTCTGGCCAAGAGAAACATTCTAATCGGCCGATTACTATTTCGACTTGGCAGTCGATATACAAACTTCCTAAAGATTATTTCTCGCAGTTTGATTTAATCATTGGCGACGAAGCTCATTTATTCAAAGCTAAATCTTTAACATCAATAATGTCTAAGATGGAAACGACTCCATATCGTTTTGGTTTCACAGGTACACTTGATGGAGCGCAAACTAATAAACTGGTGTTAGAAGGTTTGTTTGGTCCAGTTCGTAAAGTTATTACGACAGCTGAATTGATCGAACAGAAACATGTTGCTGATTTTAAAATTAAAGCAATCGTTCTTTCTTATCCAGAAGAAATCCGCAAAGCCGTTTCTAAAATGGACTATCAAACTGAAATGGATTATCTTGTTCGTTTAGAACCTAGAAATAGGTTTATTCGTAATCTTGCATTATCCCTTGAAGGTAATACTTTATTATTGTTTCAATATGTAGATAAACATGGTAAAGGATTATATGAAGCTCTAAAAAGAGAAACAGATCGTCCAGTGTATTATGTTTCTGGATCTGTCGATGGTGAAGAAAGAGAAGAGATTCGTAAAATTGTTGAACAACAAAACAATGCAATTATCGTTGCTTCTTATGGAACATTCTCCACTGGTGTAAATATTAAAAATCTCCATAATGTTATTTTTTCTTCTCCTTCGAAATCCAGAATAAGAAATCTTCAGTCGATCGGGCGTGGTTTACGTAGGTCGGAAACAAAGACGGAATCAACTCTATATGATATATCAGATGATATGTCTCATAATAAAAGAAAGAACTTCACTCTGCTCCACTTTATGGAACGTATTATAATATACAACGAAGAGAAGTTTCCATACAAGATCTATAAGATATCGATAACAATCTAATTCATAATGGCACAATGTGATTATACGGCATTTGCCCAAAAAGTCAAGGGGTAATTTATGGCTAACCGCACTGGACGTGTAAAAAACTATATTAACAATAAAACGCTCTACAATTCAATGATTGAACACAGAGCTAAATTAAAAGAAGCTCTAGATAACGAGAAAGCAAAGCCTCAAGTCAGTAACTATATCGGTCAATCTATTCTTTTGATTTGTAACAATTTAGCTAAGAAACCAAACTTTTCTGGATACACTTATAAACAAGATATGATCAGTGATGGAATCATTGACTGTATCGCCGCCGTGGATAATTTCAATCCAGATAAAACAAACAACCCATTCGCCTATTTTACTCAGATAGCATGGAATGCTTTTATTAGAAGAATCCATAAAGAGAAAAAACAAACATATATCAAACATAAGAATTTCGAAAACAGTTTCCTTATGAATGAGTTATGGTCTGACTCTGAGAATATGCATCTTAAATCAAACGAATATTCATCTGATGTGGTAAGCAGCTATGAAAATAAGTTGACTAAAATCAAAAAAAATAGTAAACTAAGTGGAGTTGAAAAATTCTCTGTACTGGACGAGGAAGTTAAAAATGAAGAACTTGCATCTGATACCAATTAATGTTATTGATATTGTTGAAAAATTAAATGCTCAAGGAATTCGAGAGAGCGAACGAAATAATTATTTGCTTCGTTTAGAAGCAATTCGCGATTACTGCGAAGATGCTATTAATAAAAATAACAAGCCTGTAAAAAATACGCGAGCGTTTAAGTGAAAATTGCTTTAATAACAGACACCCACTGGGGGATTAGAAATGACTCAATCGCATTCCAAGACAACTCCAAACGATTCCTCGATGATATATTCTTTCCTACTTTACTTCGTGATGGGATCGGCAATGTCCTGCATTTGGGGGACTTGGTTGATCGCCGCAAATACGTTAATTTTCTCACTGCAAAAAGACTCAGGGAAGATTTCCTAGAACCATTAAAGCAAAATAATATTCACATGGATATTATTGCAGGCAACCATGATGTGTTTTATAAAAATACAAACAAGGTTAATGCTTTAACGGAATTGGTTACTGGTAATTATAACAACATTAGTGTATATACAGATCCAACTGAAATTTCATATAATGGAACAAAGATGTTGTTGCTGCCATGGATCTGTGATGAAAATAGAGAACAGTCTTTAAAATTTATAAAGGAAACAGATGCGCAAATCGCTATGGGGCATTTGGAGCTTCAAGGTTATGAAATGTTTAAAGGTTCTGTTGTTTCACATGGCGATGATCCTTCTTTATTTAATCGGTTTGATATTGTATGCAGTGGTCATTTTCATCATCGTTCAACTGATGGTCATATATGGTATCTTGGAAGTCATGCGGAGTTTACTTGGTCTGATTGGAATGACCCAAAAGGTTTCCATATCTTCGACACAGAAACTAGAGAATTAAAATTTATTAGAAATCCATATACCATGTTTGAAAAGATTTGGTACAACGATACTGATTCTGATTTTCTAAATGCAGATGTTGATTATAGTAAGTATAAAGGCAAGATAGTAAAGGTTATCGTTCAGAACAAAACTAATCTTTATTGGTTTGATAAGTTTATTGAAAACCTAGAATCTGAAAATCTTCTTGATTTGCAAATCGTTGAAGATCATTTAAACTTAAACCTTGAAGATGATAACGATATTGTAAATGAAGCTGAGTCAACTATTAATATCTTTAAAAAATATATTGAAGGTATTGATACTAAAACTGTAAACAAAGAAAAACTAGAAAAGAAAATCATTGATCTTTATAATGAGGCATTGGCAGTTGAATGAAAATCATACATATTAACAGAAACATCATTCAACAAAATGCTAAACATAATAGAGAAGAGCCTGTTGTGCGTGTTGAAGAAAATGGTGTCGTTAAATATTGCATGGAAGTTGATATAAAAGGACCATCGCGTATGGTCTATCGTCCAAATAAACCTAGAACATGTGGCGCAAAACTATGGATCGAAACTGATGCTGAAGTTGAATTAATAGGTGAAAAGCTTTGATACTTTTTAAAAAAATTAGATATAAAAATTTATTATCTACGGGAAATCTTTTTACTGAGATTGATTTGAACACTCATAACACTTCATTGATTGTTGGTGAGAACGGTGCTGGCAAATCAACCATCCTTGACGCTTTGTCTTTTGTAATCTTCGGTAAAGCATTCCGTAAGATTAATAAGGCGCAGCTGATCAATACCATAACTCAAAAGAACCTTGTGGTTGAAGTTGAGTTTTTTATTGGTACAAATAACTATAAGATCATTCGTGGAGCAAAGCCGAATATATTTGAGGTGTATCAAAATGATATTATCCTCAATCAATCTGCAGAAATGAAAGACTATCAAGAAATTCTTGAGAAGCAGATTATGAAAGTTAATCATAAATCTTTCTGTCAGGTTGTAGTTCTTGGGTCAGCTACCTTCCAATCTTTCATGCAGTTGAACACAGCGCAACGTCGCGAGATTATTGAAGACCTTCTTGATCTTCAAATCTTTACAACGATGAATTCTCTTTTGAAAGATAAAGTTCTTATCAATAGTG